TGGTAGAGATAGTAAGGATAATAACCTTTATGTTGTAGGTGGTTCTAATGTATTCACCTTAACAGTTGGTGATACATTAGATGATAGTACAGGTAATCAGTATAAGATTATTGCTGTAGAAGATGTACCACAGATTGATGATACATTCTACATCTTTGATTCAGAACAGATTCAAGAACGTGTGGCTGACCAGCAAGATGGTATCTACTATCTAACTGCTGTTCGTGGTAACATATCTCCAATGCCTCGTGGTGCTGGTGTTGGTGCTAACTTCCAGAACTTTAGGTTCTCTCAGCCTATCTCCTCACTATATCCACTAGACTATAAGAATGATCCTACATGGTATCAGGTTACAGATAACGATGGTACTAAGGATACATTAATTACTGATCCACCTGCTGCTAACAGTTTCGCAGACAACTATACACATGGTCTTGTCTGGGTCAATGACTATAAGAGGTCAATGACTAAGGAAGCAATGGTTGATCTTACAGAGACACCATTCTTCAAGGACAACACATATACTATTGCTGCACAAACAGGTAATGCAACTGCTGGTTCAGAGCAAAGAAAGATTGCTATTGCTGGTGATGCACCATCTGTTCATGATCAGAAGGTATACATCGAACTAAGGAGACCATCTATTGCTAGATCTGGTAACCATACGTTTGAATACCTTGGTTTTGGTCCAGGTAACTACTCATCTGGTTTACCAGCAAGACAGGAAGTTATACTTTCTGAGTTCCAAGACTACTACTCACAGGCAAAACGTGAGGATGGTGGTATTGTATTCTACACTGGTCTTAACAGTAATGGTGACCTATACATTGGTAACAAGAAGATTGATGCTATCACTGGTGAAGAGACATTCCTAGAGAAGGCACAACTTGAGTCATCTGAAGATGATACAGATACTATTGGTACTCTGATTACATCATTCGATACTCCTGTTACATTTAAGGATAAGATTACTGTTGAAGGTATATCTAACCTTAATAATCAGGTTATTATCAATACCCAACCACCTTCTGAGACTCCATCTCTAATCATCAGATCTAATCCTAGAACTGATAGTGGTGCAGAAGATGTTACATTAACTAGAACATCATTTGCAAACAATAATGATGGTGATATAACCATAAGTCGGAATAAAATTTCCTCGGCAATTTATCACATAAAAGGTCGAGGTCCAGTAAGTAATCCAGGTCAAGAGTATAGTATACGTTCTAACTTCAGTAGATTAGATTCAGTACCAAATAACAGAACTCCTGTTGTTTCTGGAAGTACTAATGCAATTAATGCAAATCAGGTTGTATCATACTACAATTCTGCTGATGCTGCTGCTAACCCTCAAGCAGGTGATATCCTCTACAAGGGTGGATCCATTGAGAATAGTGGTTCAGTTGGTTGGATACTTGCTAACTACTACACCAATATTGGTGAAGGTAGCATCTTACAGGTTGAAACCAATGGTGGTACTACAATTAAGATCAAGTGGTCTGGTGTATTAACCAATGCCTCTAATGGTATTGCTATGACTGTCGGTAAGACAATCAGAATCACAGGATTTACTGGTGCTACCGCTATCAATGGTAAGTGGATTGTAAGTAAGGCAGATCAATCAGGTTCTGATGATGATTTCATCGAGTTTGTTTGTTCAACACCTCTTACTGCTGCAACATATGTTTGGGATACTAGTAACCAACCAAATGCTACACTAGAGAGATCTGATGTAAATTGGAAAGAGACTGGTGTAATTGGTGCTGAAGCAATTAGAACAAAGACTGACGAATTAGGTCAGTTTAGAGTTGGTATTAACACTATTGCTCGTACTGCTAAGGATGCTAACGAGTTTGGATATTTAACATACACATCTGGTGGTGTGATTTATGATCAGCAAGAACCAAGAGCAAACTTGGATGTTGTTGGTAATGCATTCATCAGTGGTAAAGATATCACTCATGCAAATTATAAATCTCCTGGTGGAATATCCAAAGTTGAGAATAATCTCCATGAGGCATTCCTAGTTGGTGGTTCATCATCTGCTCCTACTGCTAATGCTCTACTCAGAGTTTCTACACAAGAGACAAGAGTTGGTGTTAACACAAGCAGATCTGAACTAGGTGATACATTAACAGTCAAGGGTGGAATCACAACATTAAGTGGTGGTGCTACTCCTAACCTAACACTAGCAGGTGATGCTGCTGTAAATGGTGGAGATATTACCAGTACTGCTACTACATTTAACTTAATTAATGTTACACCAACAACAGTTAACTTTGCTGGTAGTGCGGCCACTTTAAAAATTGGTGATACTAACACAGCAGCACAGGGTGTAGACATTGGTACAGGAGCTCTTGGAATTACTTCCTTGAATATCCACACCAATTCAACTGATTCAACAGTTAATATTGGTACAGTTACTAGCAGTCTATCAAACAAGTCAGTCATCACAGTGGGTGGTGCGTTTGCTAACACTGCTAACTCTACATTCACAATCAAGAATGCTCAGACAATACTTGATGGTAATCTAGAGATCAGTGGTAGTGAGATACAATCTAACTCACAGACTGTTAACCTACTAACAAGATCTGGTTATGCTTCTACTGTAAACTTTGCAACTAGAGCATCACAGTTTGCTATCGGTGGTGTTGCTGGTACTACAGAGATTAGAAACTCTCTGAAAGTTAATGGTGATACCAATGTGTATGGTGATGTTACCATGCATGGTGGATCTAACAGTGGTACTGTTACAGTTAACAGAGCAAGACTGAATACATCTAAGACTGCTCATGCTGCTGGTTCATTAACTGATCTGAATGTTGACTTCTACAAATATATTGGAGACATCGATGGTAAGGAAATCATCGTTAGTGTTGATAATGCTAATGGAACATTAACTGTTGCACAAAACTACTTTGTAGATGGTAATGCAGTTAGATTCCCTAATGTTGATGGTCTATCTGGTGTATCAACTGGAGTCACATATTATATTGTTGCTACAACTGGTAATACATTCAGGGTATCAACAACTGAAGATCCAGCAAATGCTGTAGCAGTAACTGGTACTCCAGGAGTTGCAACAGGATTAACATTACAGAATCATATCATTGATACTGGTAGTGGTACTACAACATGGACAGGTAATGCTGCTGATGCTGATTATACTGATCTACCAATCAATAACGTAGAAGGTATTAACATAGGTGATATCTTAATCATCGGAACAGAATTGTGTGAGGTTGTCTCACCTGGTCCTGATGTAACTACTAGAACTGTTAAGGTTAATAGAGGTACAGATTGCACAACTGTTGCTCCTCATAATGATAACGAGACTATCTTCAAGTTAGAGAAGTCAACAGAGGCAACATACTTAGTTGGTAGATTACCACAGAACTCTACTACACCTGCAATCAGTGCTATCAATGATGTAACTGATACATTCGAGGTCGGACTTAACGACTTAGAGAATGGAGATGCAGTTAAGTTCTCTAACATGGGTAACATTGTTGGTGCTAATACTACATCAACTTACTTCGTTGTAGGGGCACAGAATGACACTGCTAATAACGTCACACGATTCCAATTATCACTAGATCCTGGTGGTGCTGGTATCGCAATCAGTGGTACTGCTGGTGCTGCTATTCTTAACTTTGCTGATGATCTAGTATCACTTGCTGAGTTTGGTGGACAGTTCAGTGCTAATGACTATCTAAGACTAAGTGCTAGTGCATCTTGCCCATCTGGTGAATTTGTACAGATCACATCAGTCAATGATACTAATGCTGAGAAGTTCACTGTTAATAACGGTGCTAATCAGGATAGATTTGTAATCGACTCAGTATATGGTGGTGTTAGATCTAATGTTCTTGGTACTCAAGACTTTACGGTTAACCTTTATGGTGATGCAACTACTAACTCTACTGATAATCAATTCCAGATTATTAATGGAGAGACTATACCTGCTACCAGATTAACAATTGATAGTGATGGTAAGTTAACTGTTGTTGGTACTGGTACAACTGCACAACCTAAAGCGATAGTTGATAAGGTTGGTGCTGGTTGGTTTGCTGGTGATCTAAGAGTCAACCTCAACAATGTTGCTGGATCCACAACACGTACTGAACTTTCATTACAAGTTGAAAATTCATCTGGTGATACAGACATCGGTGGTAAACTTAGAATAGATGATGACTTCGGAATATTCAGTGGAACTACTGGAATTGATTTCGGTGCTGATGCTACTGCTAAGTTCTTTGTTGATGCACAGACTGGTGATACAAGAATTGGTATTACTGGTTCTGCACTAGGTGATGGAGATCTAACTGTTAATGGTGGTCACGTTACTATCAATAGCACATCGACTGCTACACCTTCGGATATAGACTTCCCACTACAGATAACAAATCTTGGTGTGAGTGCTAACCGTAACTATAAGATACGTCAGGATGCTGCTATTGATGCGTTTGGTGTTACTAAGTTCTATAACGAGAATGGTGGTAAGCACTGGGTGTTTGCTACAACTAACCAAACATGTCAGACTGGTAAGAACTATATGGTTTCTATTACTGCTGATACAGTGTTCACTCTTCCAAGTAACGCTTTAACTGGTGATATAATTAGATTCATAGAGGTCGGTGGTGCTTTATCATACGACACTTCACTAATAGTTCGTGCTCCTGTAGGAACTGCAATTGGTGGTGATACCACTGGTACTCAAGCTGGTGGATTAAGTTCTCCATATCAAGGTGGTGAACTGCTAGTTCAAACAAGAAACGCTGGATTTGGTTTAGTATATGCTGGAAGTAACGATAGCGGTAACAACGCAATACCAGCCAACTTTAGAGGTTGGTGGCTCGTGGAGATATAAACAATGACCACGTACTACGAAACAGAGAGAAAGATGAGTGGTTCTGCAGTAGGAACCATTCTTCCTTGGTCAGGCGATGCATCATCTATTCCAGAAGGATGGTTGCAATGCAATGGACAGACATTAGAAGGATCTGAGTATCCAATACTTGCATCTATTCTTGGTAATACTTATGGACCTACTGGTGGTCTAAATGCTAGAACATATGATGATTATACTCTTGGTGATATATTCAGACTACCTAATCTAAATGGTAGAGTTCTTGTTGACTATGAACAAGCATACGTTAGTTCATCTGCACAGTATGCACATCTACAAATGGGACAGACATCTGCTAGTAATTCAGTTGGTGGTTTGTCTATCAAGACTGGTGAAATTGATCCATTAAGAATTAGTGGTACATATACCTTCACCAATTTAACTGGTAGTCAATCTGGTACTGGACTGACTATTGTAGTTGACGTTGATGTTGTTGGTAGAGCAGCAATTACAAGTATTACTGCTAATGGTACAGGTTGGCAAGAAGATGAAGAGGTAACAATCTCAACAGCTCAGTTACCAAATGGTACAACAGATATGGTGATAATGGTTGATTGGATTAAACCATCAGTACAAGATGTCTTGCTACCAACTGCAACTGGTTCAACTCAGCTTATAGAGGGTGATGGTAGTCCTGTTTCACCACCTACATCTATTAATGCTACATCAGATATCAACTTTAATGTATCTGACTCTGGTAATTTAACAGGACAGATAAGAAACTTTACAGTCAATCCACCATCATACTTTAAGACTTTCTATGTTATTCCTAGAAAGTTAAGTAAGGATCATATGCCTAGTCATAGACATTCTAATCCCCCAGCTGTATCAGGTTACAGGAGAGCAATTCCTGATGGACCTGCTATTGAGGGATTCCAATGTCCTGATGCTGAAGCATGTTGCGAGAATAATCAGAAAGAAAGAACTATTAATAGTGGTGGTGATGTTGATTTCTTCAACACTGATGCAGCAGCTCCTGGTGGATATGGTCTTGTAACTAGATATCAATCTGGTGTTACTGTTGTTGAAACATCAGGTCCGAAGTTGGGTAACTCTTCAACTGCTGGTTCAGTTGGTTTAGCACACTCAATACCACAACCTGCATGGACTGGTCCTATACCTAGACCACTTGGTGCTACGTTTGACCAGACTTCTGGTGGATCTTTGACGAACTACTGGGCATCAAACTTAGGTAATTTAACAGGATATAAGAATTGGTATTCATATACTGGTGATGGTACTGGTATGATAGGACAACAGACTGCTGCTGATGCTGTTGCTTCAAATTTATGGACTGGAGGTGATAACACTTCATCTAAGACATATCCTACCACATTGAATCACAACAAAGAATATCATACAGAGATGGGTCATCACTCACATTATACATTTGAGTTACAAATGAATGCTGGATTCTTAAAGGCTCCAACTATTGTACCAGTTAATAATATCAAAGTTACTAGTGATCTTGCTGGTAATACTAATACAATAGCAGCACAAAATATACCGTCAGCACTAAATATAACAGTGGATGTTAAGACACCTGCATTGAGTATGATGTATATAATTAGGGCATTCTAGATGAAGTACTACCAGAAAGAAAAATCTAAATTAGGAAATGCACCTGGTACTATTATCAATTGGTCTAAAGAGATCTCTAATAGTGATCCAAATGCAGCAGCAAATATAAAAGATTTACCAGCAGGGTATTTACCTTGTGATGGTCAGATTTATAATGCAAATCAATATCCACAATTAGCAGCAATTCTTGGTACTGGTGCAGCATCTATCTACAAGAAGGATGATGCAACTCTATCTAATACACAGTTTCAAGTACCTGACTTGGGATCAAAACATATTGAAGCAGCAACATCTGGTAACGTAGGTATCCAACGTAATATGACCAAGACAGTTGGTACTGGTTCTGATGCACAAGACATTGATAAGGCTGGTGTTGGTGTTGAGATAATATCTAACATTGGTAACACTGCTGTTGTTGGATTTAATGGTGTATTTACAATACCAACACAAAACTTTGCTTTGAATGGTAACATAGGTTGGACAGTACCAACTACAACTGAACAAGAGTCAGTTGCAATTAATGCTCTTGGTCCTCATATGCATTACACTACTACTCATTGGGTTGCTATTAAGGAAGATCCAGCAGTAACTAATAGGTCACAACCATCATATGTTAGGGCAGCTGATATGAATGTTAATGTTTATTTTGGTGGTAACTTCCCTTTTTGTGATGCTAGATCAAGAGAATATCATTCTGCGATGGATCCTTCCATGAATGGTGAAGGTAACTGTGGTGGATGTACTACATGGAATAGGTATTTCGTTGGTTGGACAACAGGTGGAGGAAAAAATGATACTAATGCTCAAGCTGCTGCAAGTGGTGTTTATCCTTCATTGTGGACTGATAACTTCACATATACATCTAAGACTGCAGCATCATGGCCAAATAATGTAACTATTAACCTAGGTAAATGTTCACCATACGACACTCGTGTAAGTGATTCTACATTTACATATCCAGCAGCAAGGAACTTAATGGAAGCAACTGAGTCACCACCAGGTTCAGAGTTGAATGATAGAACTGCTCATACTCATAGAATAGGTAGATCCATAGGTGATACAGAATATACTGCTACAACTGCAGTTACTACAGTTAGACCAGATGGATTGCAAGCAGATGTAAATATAAGAACAAGTAATATCGCTAAGTTTGATGATATAGTATCACCATACTTTGTCCTAGAATACCTCATTAAATACTAATGGCCACATACAGGAAAAGAAATAGTTTTAATCGTCACTATTCAGACCAACATGGAGACTTAGGTGCTCCTGTTGGATCTATTATCGCTGTGTATGTTGATGAGTATAGCACAGTCAATGGTACTATAGACAAGGATGCAGTAGCATATAATTATCCTGGATATGTCTATTGTGAAGGACAAGACTTAAACATATCAGACTTTCCATTATTATATGAAGCAATTGGTAATAAGTATGGTGGTGCTAATCCAAATACTGTAGACTTAAAGACTTGGAATGGTTCTAAGACAGCAAACAGTGGTAATAATAATCATACACCAGGTGGTATTGATCTAGGTACATTCAAAGTACCAGATCTAAGGATGAAAAGAATCAATGGACCTAATGGTATAGATGGTGCTGGTTCATTAACACCTGACGAAGCAGCAATGGAAGTTGGTGATAGTGGTGGAGAGTGGTATATATCACGAGCAAGACAGTTAAAAGAATATACTTTTGGTAGTGTTAGAATTACTGGATACACTAATGTGACTGGGTTTATACCTGGTACATTGAGTGGTACAGCAGATATAGAAATTGGACCTTTGGAAGAAAAATTCCTCAATGGACCACCACCACACGGTCATATGGTAATGGGTAGTGAACATGATACTAGATCTATCATGGATGCTCAGGATATTGATGGTAGTGATGGACAACCAGGATGGGATACTGGTTATGGTATGATTCTAGAGTCTCAGTTACCTCAAGGAGATGCAGCAGGTCATAGTCACTGGATTGCAGAGATGAGACCTGCTAGAAATAGTCTTGATGCAACATTAGATGATCCAAAGGATATGTACAGTTATGATGTATCTGAGACATATGCTCATGAATTTGCACCACCAGGAAATAGTGCTGCACAAGGTCAGGTAGTATATACTGTACAAAATAATCAAGACACTACTTATAGTTGGGTTTGCCCTACTGGTGTAACACAGGTACATGCATTGTGTATTGGTGGTGGTGCTGGTGGTATGTCTGGAAATTTAGGAGGCGGTGGCGGTGGCCTCGGATGGAAGAATAACATAACAGTTGTACCAGGTCAAGCTTATACAGTAGTCGTTGGTCATGGTGGTACTGGTAGTACTGGTACACCAAATACAGACTACGCCAATGTTAGAGGTGGTGATAGTTATTTTATCACCTATGGAACAGTTCTTGGTAAAGGTGGTGGTAACTATGGAACACCACCAACAACAGCGATGGGTGGTGGATTTATTGGTGATGGTGGAGGTAATGGTGGACATGCTACCACATATGGTGGTGGAGGAGGATGTGGAGGATATTCTGGAAATGGTGGTGGTGGAACCACACCTAATGCAGCATCTGGATCTGGTGGTTCTGGTGCTGGTGCAGATTGTTCTATTCCTAGTGCTAATAACGGTGCTGGTGGTGGAGGTACAGGTCTTTTAGGTATTGGAACCACGGGTTCTGGTGCTAGTGGTCAAGCAACTACTGTTGCTACGACATATACCTTGATGTCTGGTGGTGCTCCTGGATCTGGTGGACAAGCTGGAGAGAATACAAACTCACCACTAATAAAAACTGCTAACTGGGTTCCAATAAGTAATGCACAATTATCTTCAGGTTCTGCTGCTGTGTGGTCATCATTTATGTTGAACAAAGCAATATATCCAATTGCACCTAGTTTAACTATTAATGATCCTTATCTTGGTACAGCCGTACAATGTGGATGGACATATTTTGTACCTGCTGGTCAAACTATTGCTAGTGTAACATGTACATTAGAATGTGATGGACAGGCAAATCTTAGATGGATACGTCCTAATGATGCTTCTAACGCTCCTGTATTAGATATATCTTGTGCATCTACAAATACTGGAACACCACCATTTACAGGAACTGTGACTGGTGCAGCAACTAATCTTGGTGAAGGATTCCATGTATTGTTAGTTACTGTTACCAATGGTGCTGTAACTGGTGCTGGTGCAGACAATACTTGGGGAAATAATCCTGGTGGTGTTGGATTTACTTGTGTTAATGACGCAACTGGTTCAACTATCATAGACTCAAGAACGAATTGTACTGGTGGATTGTATGGTTATGGTGATGCTAAGGGTGGTGATGGTGGATATCCTGGTGGTGGAGGTGGTGCAAACTACTGGCATTCAGAGAATGCTGTAGCAACTGATCCTGGTGATGGTGCTCATGGTGCTGTAAGACTAATGTGGGGTCCTAATAGGTCATATCCATCTGCAGCAGCAGACGTAGCAACAGGAGTCACTGACGAAGCAGTTAATGCTTATGATAACCCTTGGGGATCCTTTAAGTGGAATGATGGTAAGGTCAATGATAATGATCAAACCGTAACATTCATCAAATCGAAACAAATGAATGTAACACCTCAACAAGCTGGTATACAACTCAATGAGGGTACGCTTACCATGACTGGTGCAGAGCAATTAGAGGTTGCTGCCAATATTGTACCTAGACAACCAGTCCCACTTGTGCTAAAATATTTCAGGGTTAAATACTTAATAAAAGCTTTTTGAATTAGATTATGTCTATAACTGGAACGGGTGCTTCTAACTACATGGAAATGGTGACACCCATTATTCCCGTCAATATGATGGGAGATAAGGCAGAGTTCGATGATTTCATTGCTGTCTGGCCTGGATTTGTACCATCTGCATTCTGTAATGATCTGATTGGATTCTTTACTAGATGGGAAGAGGCAGCAGCAGAAAGAAATATTAAAAGGGATCTCAAACCATTAAATAATTTTTCCGATGCACAAAATGCAATGGAGGGATCACAGCAGTTTCCTAAAAAAGAACTAGGTAGGAAGGATTATGCTATTCTTATAGATAATCTTGATACTACCTTGAATGCTAGGATTAATCAGTATTTACAAGCATGTGTTAATCATTATTGTAGTGAGTATGGTGCTCTAACATCTGTACCTCTAACATCATGGCAGAGTAAGATGCAGAAGACACCTGAAGGTGGTGGTTACCATGTATATCATCATGAAAATGGGTCATTTAATGAGCAGAATAGGGATTTAGTCTGGACAATATATCTTAATGAAGATTTTGAAGGAGGAGAGACAGAGTTTTTCTATCAAAAGAGAAGAATTAAACCTACTACTGGTACAGTTTGTATATTTCCTGGTGGTTTCACACATACCCATAAGGGTAATCTAGTACTTAAAGGAACTAAATACATAGTAACAGGATGGTTCTATCAACAACCAGCATAACATGGAATTAAACAATAACACAGTAGTAATAAGAGGGCAAACGAGACAAATTACTCGTGGTAGCACCACTGTTACAATAGAAGATGATAGTTGGGACAATTATATTGTACCAGTATTATATCCTTTATGGAGTTCAGATAGGGATAAGTTGTCTTATTTTGAATATAGTAATGGTGCTGCTGAATCATGGAAATGTGATAAGCAGAAGTATGTTCGTAATCATACCACTGGTGTTTATTTCTGGAAGGACTATACATTTACCGAACCAACAATAGAAAATGTTCGTACATTTGTAACATCACTAAGAGAAGCATTTGATGCATGTCTATCAGTTAAAAAAGATGAAGTTAATGACACACTTGAAAGAATTATAGAGAAAGAGAAAGGTATATCATTAACTAAGGTTAAAACTTGGAGAGATTTCTTCTTGCATACATCTGATTGGACAATGCTTGAGGATGCACCTGTTACTGCTGAAGAGAAACAGCAGTGGAAAGACTGGAGAGCTAAGATACGTGAGTTACCAACACAGTTCACAGATTCTGCTGTTAATCTAATACAGACTCTTAAACTACCCATTGACCCAAAGGTTTACAAAGAATACTTTTTGCCTTATAATGCTGGTGTAGCATACTTATCAACCGATGAACAATTCCTTGACTTCCCATCTGGTAAGTATAGTAATCTTGAGAGAGTTATGAGTGATTGGGTTCGTTTAGCACTTATGATAAGGAGACCATCAAAAGGATTTGATGTTCCTAGTGTATCATCTATTACTGATCCTATAGATGCATTAGTTAAAAGGATCGAACTAGAACAAGAATCATTACAAAAATTAAAAGATTTGCATTCCTAAATTATGATACGAAGAATGAAGTGGTTACCAGAGGCTGCTTGCAGTCACATTGGTAACTTTTATGATAACGCTGAATTTATTGATGGTAAAAACTCAGGCACTGCTAATAGAAAGATTAAAAGAAATCAAGAAATGAAAGGTGCAGGTGAACAGGCATGTATAAAATTATTTTGTGATCAGTGGTGGAAGAGTGGATTTGCAAAACAGATTCTAACTAAAAAGATCACAACACCTATGTTTGTGAAGTATACAGAAGAGGAGGAAGGACATTATTCATTTCATAATGATGTACCTATGATGGGTGGTAAAGATAATTGTGTGAGATCTGATTATGTTATGGTCACTGGTATTAATGATGCTAGTGAGTATGAGGGTGGTGGATTACAAGTTAGATTGGGATCAGAAACATATGAATATCGTCTTGGTAAAGGTGAATGTGTATTCTTTGATCCAAATCAATGGCATGCTGTTACACCAGTAACAAAAGGTGTTCGTAAAGTTGTTATCATGTGGGTTGAGACATTGATTCAGGATGAATATGTTCGTGAATTAATATATGATTATCAAGATTTGATGGACTTTGCATTGGAATCAATTGACTTGAATCATTGGACTGCCGACATTGAACCAGCTACATACTTTAATGCTATTAAATATAAATTGATGAGGAAATACGCTAACAACTTCTAATGGATTATAAAGCACTACAAGATACACTATCAGACTATGCTAAGTTAAAGGGCAAATCATTTATATGGTATGATAGTCCTAAGATGAGAGCATTAGAAAATGCTAGTGATACAACCAAAATCAATACTGTGTGGACATGGTATAAAGATTTCTTACCAGATGTGGTAATGGAAAACTTTAAGACCTCTACTTACGGTACATATCATTACACTGATGATATATCAGCACAATCAGATGCAGAGGACTGGTTCCCTAAGTCTAGTCTCTGTCCAGATGCAGACCATTACATATATGCATGTGTATTTTCTTCTAATGGTTCTCTTGCGTGGGAGAACGTGGGATAGTATCAACATCCTTCGGTGCATATTGAGTAACCATCCATGATTTGTGTGCTTGATTGTATCCATGATATTGGACTGCTAAATCATCAACCCCTTCTAGTTTGGTTCTAAAGTATCCATGTGGTTCTAACATGGGTAGTTTAGTATCTTTTTCTGGTGTTAGTCTAACTTCACCTTGTGATATTTCATAAGGTAAATTATATTCTATACACTCAGGTTCCCAAGGTCTTGTCTTCCAACAGTTAAACATTAGTGTTACTCGTGTCTCACCTTCAGGTAGTTCACCATATTTACCTACAACACCATGAAAATATGGTAGTGACCAGTTAATCTGTTTACCTAACTTAGGTGATGACCAGAATGACCAATTATCTTCACCAGTAATATAGAATTGTTTCCTTGTCCAATCGTGATACTTATCAAGTATAACAGTTGGTTGACCCCAGTCACTCAGGTATGTAACAGTAGAGAATGGTGCAGATCTATACTCACCACTTCTTCTTGAATGACCTAGATCACCATCAACATGAAATAACCATCTTGAATTTATATTATTATGTGTTCTTATCCACCACTCAGCACCAATATAACTATGGAACATGTGGTGCTGTCGTGCTGAATGAAATATGAAGTTCTCAACTATATTTTGTGGTGGTCTCTCAAATCCATACCACCATGTCTTCTTTTCTTCTGGATCATGTGCTACAATATTATCAGATTCAGCACGTAGTCTAAGTGCGTCCTCTTCAGTGAGATAGATACTGTATGATTCAATCGTCATGAGTAATTACCAAATTCATCCTATATTCCCCACTATTATTTACCAATGTAGTATGGGTAGTCATTGGTGTGATATCCTATCAAGTAAGAAAGAATATCATTTCGATCCATCTAGCGGTGCTCTGACTGGTGAGACTAGAGACCTTGGACTAATGCATCATGATCCTGACTTACAAGATTTCTTTGGTCAAGTCAGTAATAGTATTATAGCATGTTTAGATCAAGCAAGCATTAATACTGATGTAGTTGAACCAGCGATCATGAAAGCATGGTGTACTATGATAGATGCTGGTGATACTATGAGAGCACATACTCATGCATGTTCTGACCTATCATTTGTATACTATGTGGATCCACCAGACAATGCATTGATAAGATTCTTTAATCCAAATAGAAATCCCAACAAGTATTTTGATGGTGCATATGATAGTGAACCAATACTAAGGGAGAAGAATTTCATCAATGCTAGTGACTATACAATGGGTGTACAGAAGGGTGATATAATTATCTTCCCATCTAATATACCACATTGTACAGTGGGCGGTGGTCAAAGTGTCCACCTTAGATCCATTGCTGGTGATGTTAAGCTAGTATTGAAGCATGATTATACCAGTTTAGACACTGGTTTGATCAATCCAGCACACTGGAGGGTTGTGCAACCTAACAAACTGGCACACTCATCCAACACAGACCCCTGAAACCTGTTATATTAGATTTGTTGAGGGATCACTAGGTTCCTAACTACTAAGACATCAACGCAAGGCAGGGGTGAGCAACAATCAG